CATGGCCCGGTCGTCCTGTTGTTCTGGCAACAACCCCGCGACGATCGACACACTCTTTCACTACCTCCGTAGCCCTACTTGCGCTTCTCAACAAGGTTACTTCCCGATTACGTCAGGAAATTCGCCAAGTCAAGTACCTCTGTATTAGAGCACAACACTCACCCGTCCACGCTGGCCCCTGAATCGCAAGGGAACTTACAGCCTATGTCTAGGCCCAACTTACAGCGGACTAAGGATTTACGTAGTGCGTGACGTTCGGGTAACACCGTACGGTCTCGCTTCCAAATATGCCGAATACAACCGGCCAGAGACGCTTGGGTCTCACTCACTCTCTTCGACTGATGGCCAGCGAATCAAAGGCCTGGCGCCATTGATCCAACTTCATCAGACCCACCCCTTCTTCCTCCGTCTCAAACTCCTCAGGAAGGAGAAAGAAGACGGGCGCCTTTCTGCGAAGGGCGCATAACTTCGGAACTCTTGAGCCGACATAACTCAAGAAGCTCTTACAGGGGACTCCCCTGTAACAGTAAGACCGACGTATCTTCCCGCAGGACGGAGAATATACGTCTCTCTTCAAACCTCCCATCCTCCCCTGGCTCCAAAAGAAGCTACGTAAGGCTTCAGCTTCCAGGGGTGTCGCATCTCTTCCAACAATGCGACGCAACGATGCAGGGACTGACACCTCTGAAGGATCAGCCGGAAGGTCAGTATAAGTTCTACTGACCCGCATCTGCCTCTCTCTCAAATGAGAGGCATAGGACACATGTCCTAGTTGGGATGGGAGGAACCCCCACCGTCTTCCGATCCGCGTGCGTGAGTACGCGTCCATCATCTTGGGATCATACGCACAAGCCTTCGCCATGTGCATCATCCCAGGATAATCGGAGACGGCTCCTACTCTGCGTGGATGGCGTACCTCACGCCACCTCCCCCTGCTTTTTAGGAACACTGTTGAGTTGACCTCAGCAACGTTCTTGCTCACGGTTGTCTTAGTGGCGTTGAGTCGGTACCCATGAGGATAGTCCTGCACGCCAAGACCCTTGTTCGTAGAGACCAGGCAGTCGTCTCCATTAACAAGGAACCGTGAGTCTTCACAATCACGAGCAGCCCAAGAAGCTGCACAGTAAGAGTGAAGGCAGAGAAGGGGGAAACACATGTAGGACCCCATATTCTGTCCATGTCTGACTCTCCTCAGCTGTCCATCCTCGCACCGGAAAACCGGAGTAAGAGAAGCCTTCGCCAAACGTCGAAGGCTACGAGGAATCTTCACCGAAGTGAAGAAAAGACAGTCAAGGATAGCATTGCTCACAGAGTGAGCAAGGCCGTCGCTTGCAGAAATGAGATCTACCGAAGTTTGGATCTCATTGACACAGACAGAATTGATCCGTTCATTGGTCGGAGGACCAACAAGAAGCCAATCAGTGGAACGCGCCATATGGTCATAAACCATACGGTGCATTGGAGCTAGAAGGTCAACGTCCTCATCAAAGATGAGGAGGGGGCGCTTCTTTCCAGCTGACTGGACTTCCTTGTAACGACATGACATCAAATCCATACCTGAGGATTCGTCTCTGCATTTCGTTATGAACTCTTCACGTCGCCCGGCCCAGAGGTGGTCGGCCCTTGATAACAAGGGTTTACGCGCGGTAGGATTAGGCAAATGATTCCCGACGTAAGAATCATAATGCTTGTCCCACCCAGACGTGAAGATACGAGTACAGACACGCCGGACGTGCTGAAGATACTCGGGATCAACGGGGGGAGGTTGAGAGCATGCGTTCGTTTCCCAAGACGAACGCACGGACGGAGTGTGCGTGCGGCAACCCGATGGCAGGTTACGCTTTATTGAAGCGACGCTGAGAGCAAGCTCCCAGCGGGCCCTACGCCCAAGTCTCTGCAGGCTACAGAGACCATCTTTTCCTCGAACCTGACGGCGAGGAAATGCAACAGAGGTCCGCTCCTTACCTTGTTGCAGAAGAAAGAGGTGGAAACGACCGAGAGATGAAGGGTCACAGTCCGGTAGTTCAGAATACGGTAAACCGTATCTGACCCGAAGCAACTGTAACCCATTGTGAATCGTCTCCTTGGTCTGGCGTTCGCTCAATGAGCAAGCGCCACACCGCTTAACCTCTAAACCGCTGGCGGATTTATTAGAGGGTCCCTTAACGCGGGACAAACGGCTACGCGCATGTTGGCGCACGATTCTCTGCACTGGAACGCCGGAAGGCACAGTAAGCAGCGAAGTTTCCATA